TTATAATATTTATAATAAAACATAACCTAAATTAAAATGGCAGAAACATTATTATCACCTGGAGTATTAGCTAGAGAAAACGACCTATCAGCTGTAACTTCCCAACCAATACAAGCTGGAGCCGCTATTCTTGGTCCTGCTGTAAAAGGTCCTGTTGGAATCCCAACATTAGTTACTTCTTATAGTGAATATCTATCTACATTTGGTTCTTCCTTCCAATCAGGTAGTGAAGTAAAAACATTTTTAACTTCAATCTCAGCTTATAATTATTTTAACAATGGAGGTACTTCATTATTAGTAACTAGAGTAGCAAGTGGCTCATTTACAGCTGCTTCATCATCTAGAATTACTGGTAGTGATGCAAATTTAGCTTCATTCGAACTTAAAACTATTGGTGAAGGTACTATTATGAATAGTACTTCAACTGAAACTAATGGTGCATTAGCAAGTGGTTCATCAGATAATTTAAGATGGGAAATTACCTCTTTCAATACTGAATCAGGTACTTTTGATCTATTAATTAGAAGAGGTAATGATACTACAAATGAAAAAGTAGTATTAGAAACTTGGAGTAACCTATCATTAGATCCTAATTCAAGTAACTACATTTCTAAAGCAATCGGTGATATCTATTACACCGTTGATACTACAGAAACAGTTCCTTATGTTAAAGCTGTAGGTAACTACCCTAATAAATCAAGATATGTGTATGTTTCTACTGTAAGCAACACAGTAAACTATTTTGATAATAATGGTAATTTTAAATCAATTTACACAGGCTCATTACCAGCAGTAGGTAGTGGTTCATTTGGTGGTGCTACTGGTGAGATTGTTCATGGTAGTGATTTATACTACAACAACATTACAGGTGACGAAAGAATCCAAGGTGTTAACGCTTCAGATTATACTGAATCAATTAGCTTGTTAAGTAACCAAGATGAGTACCAATTTAATGTTATCACAGCCCCAGGTTTAATTATCGATAACACAGCTACAGAAATTACACAGTTAATTAACATGGTTCAATCAAGAGGTGATGCAATTGCTATCGTAGATCCTTCAGATTATGGAGCTACATTAGCTACTATGACAGCTGCTGCCGGTAATTACAATTCTAGCTACGCTGCTTGTTACGCCCCTTGGTTACAAACCACAGACCCAAATACGGGTGATTTAGTTTGGGTACCAGCTTCAACAATGATTCCTGGAGTTTATGCTTATAATGATAGAGTAGGTGAAGCATGGTTCGCACCAGCAGGTTTGAATAGAGGTGGATTAGCTACAGTAGTACGTCCTGAAAGAAAATTATCTCAAGCTAACAGAGATGTATTATATGCAGGAAAAGTAAACCCAATCGCTTCATTCCCATCTGCAGGAACTGTAGTATTTGGTCAGAAAACATTACAGAAAAAAGCAACAGCTCTTGATCGTGTAAATGTTAGAAGATTGTTAATTGAACTTAAGTCTTACATTTCCCAAGTATCTGATAACTTAGTATTTGAACAAAATACTATTGCTACTAGAAATGCTTTCTTAAGCCAAGTTAATCCTTACTTAGAATCAGTACAACAAAGACAAGGTCTGTACGCATTTAAAGTAATTATGGATGACTCAAACAATACCGCTGATGTGATTGATAGAAACCAGTTGATTGGTCAGATTTATCTACAACCAACTAAGACCGCTGAATACATTTTGTTAGACTTCAACGTTCTTCCTACTGGAGCTACTTTCCCAGCATAAGAGTTTAAAAATTTAATATTTATAATAGAACAAAATTAATATAACGCAAAATGGCAGTATTAGATCCCAACGAAATTTTCTTTACAGCTTTCGAACCGAAAGTACAGAATAGATTCATTATGTATGTAGACGGTATTCCATCGTATACTATCAAAGCAATCTCATCAGTCGGATTCTCGCAGGAAGAAATTAAATTAAATCACATAAACACTTATAGAAAAATCAAAGGTAAATTATCTTGGAACGATTTGACTATGACAATGTTTGATCCAATTACTCCTTCAGGTGCTCAAGCAGTAATGGAGTGGGTACGTTTACACCACGAATCAGTAACGGGTCGTGATGGTTATTCAGATTTCTATAAGAAAGATTTAACTATCGACGTGTTAGGTCCTGTAGGTGACATTGTTTCAGAATGGGTAATCAAAGGAGCGTTTATCAAAGCCGCTGAATTTGGTGAATATAACTGGGACAACGAAGCAGCTGCTCAAAACTTGACAGTTACTATCGGTATGG